TCCTTTCTCTTATCTGAAACGATTCAAACCGAATCAGTTCGATGTCCTGCGCCTGCGGAGTTAACGCTGGGATTTGGAATGGTTGCGCCAAGGTTGGAATCGGTCACCCAGGGAAGTGGTTCTTACGGGCCTGCGGTTGCTGCATGGTCGGAGCGCGTTCTTTCCCGCAAACTTTTTGATTGGCAAATTATTGCGTTGACCGGTCAACTGACCCACGATGAGAATGGTGACCTTGTCTTTCGTGAGGCGATGTGTTCGGTTTCCAGGCAGAACGGCAAGTCCGTTGCCTTGACTAGTCTCTGTGGTTGGTTCTTAACGGACTGGTCAGCAATGCGCGGAAAACCAATGCACGTTCTTTCCGTTGCCAACAAACTTGATCGCGCGGTTGCAATCTTTAATGAACTTGCGCCGGTACTTGAGGCCCAATTTGAAGGCCATGTCACCTGGTCGTATGGACGCAACAAAGTTGAGATGCCGAACGGGTCAACGTGGGAAGTTCGCGCTGCAACTCCAAACCTTCACGGCGGAACTTACGATCTGATTGTTGTGGACGAAATTTGGAACGTTTCCGAAGAGGTCTACTTCGACGCGCTTCGTCCGTCGCAGATTGCGGTCAAGTCTCCGTTGCTTTCTTCCTGGTCAACTTCAGGCGACGAATCTTCAAAGACAATGCAGCGTCTTCGTGAGGCAGCAATTGGTGCGATAGATCAGCAGAAACAGACGCGTCTTTACTTTGCTGAATGGAGCCTTCCTTCTGTTGACCCGAACGACGAAATCAATTGGGGCTACGCCAACCCCGCCCTCGGTCAGACCATCACCCTCGAGGCACTTCAAGCAGCTGCGGAAACTCCAGATCGTGCAGCGTTCCTTCGAGCGCATCTGAATTTGTGGGTCTCATCTGCGGACGCTTGGATTCAACCTGGCGTCTGGGACAGGTTGTTCACAGAGTCGGACTGTCCTGCCGGTGGCGTCCTCGCCGTTGACTCATCCACAGGAAACGAAAAGTATGTGGGCATTCGTTGCGGACTGACCGAAGAAGGCAACATCATTGCAACCGTCCAGTTCTCCACAGAGTCATTGAAGGAGATGTGGATAAAGATAAATGAGGCTATGGAAGACGACCCAAAGTTGCGTCTGGCAATCTCACCGGCACTTGATCTTCATACGCCAGAGAAGTTGGAACGGCGACGGCAAATTTTCGGCTACGCCGAAGTACTTAAATTTACGGGTCTCACGCGCTCGCTGATTCTTGAGAAACGCATCTACCACCGAGGCGAAGAACTCTTGGCAACGCACGTCAACAGGGCAGTCCTTGCCAGGGCAAACGGTCAAGTCGTAATCAGTAGTCAACGCTCCCCAGGCCCCATTGAGGCAGCGCGACTTCTGGTCATTGCAGCAGCCCTTGTGTCCCGCCCGTCAAACACAGGTCGAGCAGCAATGGCCTTCGGCAGATAAACCCGTCAAGAAGTCGTTGCATTTGCAACTACTTTGTGGGAGACTCCACATGTGGCGTTCTTCTCACGAAAAATAACAACCGCTGAGTTTGCATCTTCTCCGATTAAAGCCGCTGCCGGTGTCGGCAGTTTGGGCATCCCGCCGATGTATGCGTGGACTAGCGGAACATTTGAGCAGGTCGCCCTTAGTCTTCCGACGGTGTCGCGGGCGAGAGACCTTCTCGCCTCGACCATCTCAAGCCTTGAATTTCGTCAATACGTCAAGCAATGGAACGGCACCGAGTACGAAGAAATTTATGTGCCGAACGAATCGTGGATGGAAAACCCTGATCCGAAAGTTCCGCGCCAGTTCATCCTTGCCAACACCGTGACGGACTTGTGGATGACGGGTCGCGCCTTCTGGGCCGTGACCTCCCGTAATGCAACCGACGGACGCCCAATGAGTTTCGAATGGCTACCGTCCGCAAACATCCAGACACCGAATCAGCAAGGCCCACAGTTCTTCGGCATGCCAGACGAAATTGAGTTCAACGGCATCCGCCTTGACCCGAACGAAATCATCACATTCCTTGCACCAACGACTGGTCTCATGTATGCAGGTCGACGCTCTGTCAACATTGCAACTCACCTCGATCAGTACGCAGACCGCGCAGCCACCATTGAGACCGTCCCTGGTTATCTTCAGCAAACCGCAGCAGGTGAGACAATGTCCGGTGAAGAACTTGGAGACCTTGCTGCACAATGGGCGCAGGCCCGTCGAGAAGGCAACGTCATTGGCGCGTTAAACAACTACGTCAACTTTGTCGAGTTTGATCGCGACCCGCTAGAAGTCAACGCTGCGCAACGCGAATACCAAGCCCTTGACCTTTCCCGTATGTGTTCAGTCCCTGCATACCTTGTTTCGGCTCCGACTCCAGGCGCGTCAATGACATATCAGAACGCATCGCAAGCCCGTCAAGACCTGTGGTTGTTTGGTGCGCAAATGTACGCACACGCAATTGAATCTCGTCTCAGCATGAACGACGTTCTCAGTCGTGGACGCCATGTCTGTTTTGACACAAGAGAACTTCTTGCTATGGGCGAAATGTACGACGCACTTGTCGAACCCGAAGTGCCAGACCTTGAGGAGATTCCTTCATGATTAGATTTACCGCAGTCCCCGTCACTCTTGACGCAGCAGCTGGAGAAGATGCACCGCGCACCATCACCGGCATTGCAGTCCCTTGGGACACCGTTGCAACTGTCTCAGGTGGCGAAAAGGTCATGTTTAAGCGCGGAGCCTTTGACTTGAATGCCAAGCCTGCGCGACTTCTTGAAAACCACGACGGACGCCCAATCGGCATCGTCAGCGAACTTGTAGACCTTGACAACGGCCTTGGATTTAGTGCCACGTTTGCCCGCAGCAAGGCTGCAGATGACGTGGTTGAACTTATCCAGATGGCTGCATACGACTCAGTCAGCGTCGGCGCAGTCCCCAAAAAATTCAAGTACGACAAGAACGGCGTCATGATTGTCTCATCCGCTGATCTACAAGAACTTTCAGTTGTCAGCGTTCCGGCATTTGCTGGCGCAGTCATTGAACAAATCGCAGCCTCCGAACCCGACCCAGAAGAGGTCGAAGAAGAGGCAACCGAAACCCAACCCGACACAAGTCTCCAGGAGGAAACAATGTCAACAGAAAACCAAGTCGAAGCCTCCGCGCCCGACGCCATCCCAACATCCCCAATCTTCGCCTCGGCAAAGAAAGACTTCATCATGCCATCGGCAGCAGAGTACATCTCAGCAGCATTTGTTGGCGGAGACCAATGGCGAGCAATGAGCGAAGGCATCCGCGCAGCTGCGCCAAACGTCCTCACCTCAGACATCCCAGGTGTTCTTCCACTTCCAATCGTTCAGCCCGTCTACAACAACTTCATTGGTCGTCGTCCGGTCATTGACGCAATCGGTGCAAAGGCAATGCCACAAGGCGGAAAAGTGTTCATCCGTCCAGAAGTAACAACTCACACTTCAATCGGTAACCAGGCAACTGAAAACACCGCACTCACTCAGGGAACTTTTGTCGTGACCGACAACCAGGTCACCAAGGGTAGTTACGGTGGATTCGTGACCTTGTCCGAACAATCCATTGACTGGTCACAGCCTGAAATCATCGGACTTGTTCTTGATGACATGGGCCGCATCTACGCCAACGAAACCGACAACGTTGCAGCAGACGACCTCAAGACCGGCACAACAGTTACTCGTAACTTTACGGCTGCAGACTTGGATGACCCAAGTGTTTGGGCAGCATGGGTGGCAGGTGCAGCAACGACAATCTTGTCATCGTCAAACGGTAACTTGCCAACACATTTGTTCCTTTCACCAGATATCTGGGGAGACTTACTCAGCCTCAGCGATTCATCAAAGCGTCCGTTGTTCCCACAAATTGGACCAATGAACGCATTTGGTAACTTGGGTGCAGGACAACCTGCTGGCAATGCATTTGGTCTTTCAGTTGTTGTTGATCGCAACTTTGCTGCCGCCACAATCATTCTTGGCGATGCATCTGGCTACGAAATCTTTGAACAGCAGAAGGGCGCACTCAGCATTGACGTTCCGTCAACAATGAGTCGCACAATCGCATTCCGCGGTTACCTTGCAACTCTCATGATTGACTCAAGCAAGTTCGTCAAGGCTGCATTCGTCTAATCCAGGCGAACTTTTAAGGGACTGAACA